GTTTACTGGGAGCACTGCGCGAGCAACCTCGCGAGCAACACCTTCATTCAACATGTCCTGATAGTAACCGTAAGAGGCTACGCTGCTTTCCTTGATTGAGTCATAGGTCACCCGATACTGTTCATCACTACCAGCAATGAACTCATAGGCACCAGTCTTACCAATCTGAATCAACTTACGCTCAGCATCTGGAATATAGAACACAGGGTCCAGTTCCTTGTAGCGTCCACTCTCTTCATTGTACGAAGCGATACGGTGGCGCATAAACTCTCGGAATACAAAAATAGGTGCCTCGACGTAAAAGGTAAATGCGTTGTGCTCAAACGGGGTACCGTGACGGTCTCGCATTAGGTAGTTGATTAGTCCAGCGGTCTTTGCATCACTATCACTACTTGCGCCGGTGGAAACGCGTGCAGACTTCGCAACCATCGCATCATCGCCCATCGACTGCACCAGCTTGACAGTCATGTCGCTTCTGAACTTAATCATCAATGTCCGCAACCCACTTCCCCTTTTCGTTGCGACTGATTGACTTGATGTCCCGAGCAATAATCTTCTCAGCGTAGAACCCGACCACAAAGCCAATAGTTCTCGCAATAAACATCTTGAAGTATTTCGTCATGCGTCTATCCTATACCAGCTACTGGTCTTTGCTTGTAGCCTTTAGTGCCTCTTTATACTGTTTACTGCCCATAAACTTAAGGACCTCGGTCCTAAGCTCCTCAGGCATAGGCTTAGCAGCAGGCAGGGTTAGGAAGTGGTCCAACCTGTCCACACCAACGGCGTCCAACAAACCAGCAAGGCTAGTCGGCAAATCCCAGGTACGCGACTTTATCCAGTCCGCGTTAAGGTCACTGTTATCTAGATTAATCTCAGCCACTGCTCCTACTTCCTTCTACAGCATTTCTATAAATGCAGACTTTTTACCGCCAATAACAACTACTTCTTTTTCCTCATAAGAGCCAAAACCTAATCCAGGCACAGACAGGATGTCTTTAACAGGAACTGTCATCTCAACTAGATAACCAAAATCGAAACCGCCAGGAAGTGCAAACTCTTCTGCCTGCGTCTTCTTAGTCGAGAACGAGGATAGTGGCCTAAGTACGGTATCTGTATAGCCAGTATCTACTTTAAATTTACTAGTAAAGCCTCTATACAATACAAACTCTTTAATACCCTCCTCAGCAAAAAACTCTTGGGTAGCGTCATACTGGGCTTGTAGGAATGCCTTATAAGTGTCACCATTATTTTTCAAGTCCAAAGCAACATCATTTTGAAGCCCCTCATCTATCTGCCACGGCGCAGCGCCCCCTAGTCCAAATAACTCTTCAGCAGCATCTTGAATAGCTAGCGACCTGACGTTGTTGTCATTAGAAGTGTCAGCCCAGTTTTGAACCAGATTTGAAGTTAGGTACTCAGCAACCATTCTTTTTGATTCGGAAGTTCCAACGACGGTAAAATCACCATAGTATCCAGCAAACGAGGGGTCTTCTTTAGCGGCTGTTTGAATTTCTTTAAGACTCTTACCGTTTATTTCAAGCTCTCCTGCAACAATTACCGGGAATACATCCAATAAGCCAGACTCATTAATCTTCATAAGATTTATGCTAACGTCATTAGGTCCCGCTACGGTGTCATCATCATATGGCGGATTAATAAGTGCATCTATGTCAACTCTAACAAATCCAGCGTAGCCTTTTGTTTCTGGCAGCTTATTTACTACGCTGTCGAAATCTAATGCATCCCAGTAGTTTTGACCTTCTTTTCTAGCAAAAGCGCCCTCACCCTCGTAACTCTCCCTCAACCGAGACAAAGTAACTCCAGCTGCCAACATCTTGTCGAGAATCACTCTTGCAGCGTGCTTCTTAAACTTTCTAGGAGCTTCTGTTGATGTCGGCAGTTCACCAACTTTCTCCGCCAAAGCAGCAGTAACCTCTGCAGCAGCCATGAAATCACCAATCACCCTAGTTGCCTCTGGCACTTCCGGCGCTTCTTCAACATTACCTGCGTCGACAGTTTCAGGTTCAGGGTCATACCCCCACTCGTTAATCGAGTCTGCGTTTGTAAAGAGTTCAGATGCTTTGACCTTCATAGAAATAACTTTTCCATCAGGCACATTCGCATCGACGTGATGCTGAGCGTAGCTAGGAGAAAGTGTTACCCAGTCTCCAGCACCAATAGCATCTACGCCATCTGGCACTCCACGATAGATAGTGACCTCTGCGTCAGGATTCCCCTTGATTGAGTTGATGACATCAAATGTTTCTTTATCGGCTTCAGCGTCTCCGCTACTGTAAAGACCCTGCTTTGTAGGGTCAAGAATGTCTTTAGGAAACACCTGGTCAATCTTGTCTAGCGAAGCAGCAACACCCTCTTCATCAGTATCACTTCTACCTGGCGGCCTATGAGCCATGCGATAGCTTTCTGCTGCTTTAGCTTCCTGCTCTGCTTTGAGCTTGAGGCGTTCTTCACGCTCTTTCTCCACCTCTGCAACGCGAGCTTTTTGCTCTTCAGCTTTAGCTTTTAAAGCCTCAATCTCTGCAGGGTCAGTAGGTGCTTCAAACAAACTCTTAGGCTTAGGGGCGTCGACAGTTTCAGAAGGACCTAGTAGCACAACCTCTTTTTCATTCCAAGCACCTAACCCACCGGACATAGAAGTAGATAGAATCTGTGAGACGGGAACCGTCATTTCTCTAGTATCACCGTCTGTACCAGCAAAGGCTTTAGCTGTAGCTTCAGAGGTGGTCCAACTACTTAGTGGTCTAACTCCTGAAGAGTCAGTTTTACTTCCCCTATACACTGTAATTTCTTCAATACCTGCGTCGGCAAACATCTCCTGAGTAGAAGCATAGATAGCGTCTAGAACAGCTTTGTAGGCTTCCTTGTTCTCCATAAGAGCTTTACTGCCTTCTGTAAGTTCTACAGGAGATGCTCCGCTGATACCGAAGTGCTCTCTAGCAACCTCGTGCAGGACTTTAGTGGAGTCATCATAGATAGATGAACCGTTCCATTTTCTGACTAGTTGCTGTATTGCACCAATTGCAACATCTTTGAGTAACTCAGGGTCGTTTTTTATCGAATCAGGATACGTAGCAAAGTCGGGGTCTAGCGCAGCTATATCAGCTACTGGCATATCTGCAGACAGCCTCGCATAAACAGCAGCTACTACGTCTCTCTCATTTGGAGCTGCATCTCCCCATATGCTGTCTACCTTAGGTGCGTCTACGGTTTCACCCTCAGGCTCAACACCCCAAACCTTAATCTTCTGGTCACTAGGCAAAGTCATGTCGTAGTTAGAACCGTCAGACCACGTCACATTAATCTTTGACTCTGTATCCCCATGCTCCACTGAATTAATCTGCCCATACAAAGCTTCTTCAGTGCTCTGCTGAACAATGTCCCCAGCTTCCAAATCCTTTACAGTAGCAGCAACCATCTCCCTCTCAGTTGCTTGCTTTTCTACGTCAGGGTTTACTGACTTAGGGGCGTCGACGATTTCAGGTTTTGCCGAAGTTGTATTAATGATTGCTTTGATAGATTCGATGTAGCGAGAGTCAACCTCATAGTCGCCAGGCGGAAGTTGTTCCCCCTCACCCACTCGAATGATTGAAGCGCCACGTCTAATGTTCCCCTGGAAGGTGCCTTTAGCTTTGTAAACGTTCTTGTCGTTCGGCTTGCGGAATTCGAACATCGCAGAGCCGCCCATTTTAATCCAGCGGCCATACTTGTCGCGAAGCTGGAAACGCCAAAATCCGTCGTTACCGCCTTCATTAAAGGCCAACTGAGCTTCATAGAACATATTTCAAGTATACCTTGACCTACTTCAATCCAATCCTGCGAAGTACCTCAGCTACGGGGACTAACCTGCCAATACTGGCGTTTGTGTTGGCGTTTATCTTGGGTTGACGCGTCTCACGAGGGTTAATCTCACGCATCAGCTCTTTCAGGTCAGCCGTCTTAATCATGATGAAGCCGTTGCCATTCGGCCCAGCAAAGCACCAATACTCAGCCTGAGTCACGTTGATACCGGACATGCGCCTATCAGAGGCGTCATCTAGGCTGTACTGCCAAGTCTCAATGTAGAAGTTGCCAGTTTCCCAAGCGCGGTAGTCTGTCTTGACTTCGACCTTCTTACCTTCAAGGTCTTCCAAAAACGTACCGAGCAGGTCTTCTCCAACTTTGCCGCGCTCAAAGTCGGCGTCAAAGTGTGGTTGATATCCTGCCATTTTATTCCTAGCTAGTACGTAGAACTTCTACCTTAGCGATAGAATACCAAGGAAACGCAATAGTTGCGCCCTCGTCGTCTCTTAGCACCACATAGTGCTCACCCTCAAAAGAAACTACTCCCTCATAGAAGCCAGAGTGCATAACGGACACCCTAACCCTCTTCGTTGTCAATGCTCCCATCAGAGCCTCCTAATCCATCAATACCGGCGTCGACGATATTCTTCACCGTTGTAGCGTACCATTTTCCCCCGTTTTGCGACAAAATACCCGCGCTGTTCAGCCCATCGGCTATCTCACGATAACTGCGGCCACGAATTCGTTCCGAGAAGATTCGGTCCTTAATGGCGTCTGGAGTCTTGTTTCTCGGCCCCATGTCCACACCCCAGACGACCCCTCGGTCTCTGCGGTCCTTGTGCACATCCTTCTGGCGCGAAGCAATGATGCCTCGCTCCATCTCCGCGAGCGCGGACATGATAGTAACCACGAAGCGCCCTTGATACGAGGAGGTGTCCAGGTTCAGGTCCAGCATGATTAGTCGCCACTCTTTCTGGCGGGCACGGTCCACGATTGATAAGAAGTCCGTTGTACTACGGGCAAGGCGGTCAATTCGGGTAACAAATAGCGCCGCTGCCTCCCCAGCATCCAAGCGCCTAAGGCTCTCAGTCAGGGCAGGTCTGCCAGTGATGTTTTTACCAGAGCGCCCTTCCTCGCGCACCAACTCCCACTTAGTGAAGCCATGGAACTCGGCAGCAGTAACTAACTGCCTCTCTTGCACATCCAGCGATACGCCGTCATTTACCTGCAGCTGCGTTGATACGCGCATCCCCACGAACGAAGCACCAAGCTCCACGCAACCAGTTCTTCACTTTGCGTCATAACTGACTTTTAGCCACTGGCTTACAAAATCGGCCAGTTTGGTGATAGGTAGTTCCTTAAGGGCGTCGACGATTTCGGGTGCGACAGACTGGTACAGCAACTCCGAGATGCCCATAAACTGCACCGCCACGTCTTTCTCAGCGATTAGGGGCAGGACCTTAGACGACGGCAGGTCATTGAAGTTTGTCACATAGGCGACAAAGTCAGGGGTACTTACTTCTACTAGCATTTCCATTACTCCTCTTCCCCATTCTCAATGAATTCAAGCAAGCTCTGAGAGTTGAAGTGGTCGCGGTAGATGTTATTACCAGGCTCCAACTCCAGCTCAGAGCGGTTCTCCTTAATCCAGTCCGTTATGCGCTTACGCTCCTCGGCAGCAGCAATTTGCATACCGACGCCGATGTAAAAGCCCCAAGAAGCAGCAACCTGCTCTTTGGTTAGGGTTGTTAGGTCTAGGTCACCTTTTCTGGTCTCCCAGTGGTCTGCGGCCTGTTCCAGGAACTTAAGCGCCTTTTCGACTTCTTCGTCGTTTCCGTACTTGTTACTCATTTGTTTCTCCTTTAATAAG